TTCATACCTTCCAAGCGTATTGATCTTGGCGGTTGCTGGACTGAGAATATCAGCATCAGTGGATAGCAGGAATTGCTCGTTTTGACCAAACATCACAAGACCCACACTGATCGTTTGCACGTATGCAAGATTAACGGGTTGTTGTGAAGTAGCACTCAAATCAATCGGATCATCTGCAGAGACGATCTGTGCAGATCCTGCAAAGAAGTTAAAGTAATCACCAGCTTTACTAAGGATTACATTCTCATTAGACAGGAATCCTAGGCGGTTACGGTAGAAGAATAGGTTGTTAATCCGTTGTCCAATAAAACTAGGGATAGGGTTAGTGGTATCATCACCGACTAATCTGTCTTCCCAATCTACAGGACTAAAGCTAAAGGAACCATCTGCTTCACGAACCAACTCGTGAGGCATGGTCAACTCATCAATTTCATATTGAAGACCAGGGGCAACAGTTTCTTCCCACACACCAGGACCACTTGTGGCACTGTCTGTGGTATTAAACTTAACCCACATATCATCCGCATCTACAATATCACTGTTGTAAACTTTAACCACGTAGCCATTTTGGCATTGGTTAGGAAGTCTACCAGTAACGTTGATTTGATCTTGGAATACATAAAGACCTTCTTCAGCACCTGAACCAGTGGTAGACACTGTAAAGGCACTAGTACCCAGCAGATAAATACCAGGACCAACAGCTGTAGCAGTGACTCCGTGAGTACCAGTAGCAGCGTTGATAGTAGACACAAGGTTAGAAACAATGATACTTGTATCTACGTTACCCGATGATGTATCTTTTGGGGTTTGATAAGTGTAGTCTACGTTGTTAATACGGACAGTATATTTTGAATGATAGGCAACAATACTAACAACAACAAATGCCTGTTCAGGTAGAGCAGTACTTGTCGTTGCCTTCATTGCTGTTACCTTTGCTTTGTTTAGTACAAAGGTATAATCATTAATAGTCAGCAGTTCAATATCAGCAGCTGTTGCTCCGTACAAATAACCGTTTGATGGAATAGCAGTAATTTCACAATTAGTTACTTCTGCATCATAATCGGTTTCAGCTACACCTTCTGCAGTCACTGCATTACTGTGGTCAGTAACAGCAGTTGCCAAGTCACTCTCAGCAGTACTCAGATCACCAGCAGTGTATGCAGCAGCTGCAGTAGAAAGCAGTTCATAGAGTTTAAGACCCTCACGTTTGATGTAAGGGTAATCATCAGTACGTTCTACACCTAATGCATACTGAGCAGGGAAATTACTAACACTAGTATATTGACCAACAACAGTTCCAGCATTTACAACCAAATAACTCGTACCATTATACGAGACACCAGATGTTAAAGTTTGCTGATAATTAGTGTCGTAGTTAGTAGAGACTTCAAACAAAGAAGATTGAACACCAGTTTGTCCGTCTGATACTTCAGCATAAGTTGAAGCAAATTCATTCAAATCTTCTAGTTCAGCTTCAGTCGTATCAACAGCAGCGTTGTACGTTGTTAAATCTGCTTTGAGATTTGTGATGTTACACGTACCTGGGACACCAGTATTGGTGCCCATATCAACAGCACGTGGACTGCCATCAATCAGACTCCACACACGAAAAGTGTTGTTATCATATTGTGCAACATACTTTTCCTGTTCGTCCCTAAGGATCGAAAACCACTTGCCGGAAGTAGAAGCGTCTTTAAGATTAGCTACAAACTTGCCGCCAGGTCGCTTTAGCATCCCCAAGGCGTAATCAGGAAAGACGTTGTTAGCGTCTGTAACCTGACCAGGAAATTTAAGATTGTCGGGTTGTTGAGAAATGCCAAGCAAAAGGGTTGGGATCCTTTGGGTCAGTGTGCTCATCTGATCAGCGCGTGATACGGTTGATAATTGTTGTAATAGTTTTCACCATCTCTCCAGCCGAAGATGCTGTAATCGCCTTGATTACAATCGTATTCGATAGCGGCTGCACGAGTTTGAATTTCCTGCTCTTGGAGAAGTTGATTCAGAGCTTGGTCGCCTACCATTTTAGTGGCAGACAAACGGGCAGCACGTGCCATAATGTACTGTTGTACAGCAGGGGGAACATCCTCAAATTCAAACATCCAAGTTACATCAGCTTTAATAGCTAACGTCCATTCAAACGAATGAGTGTATTTATTGTAGAACTTACCATTCCTACGAATAGGGTTGTAATCGTCTCTATGTGTATATTTACTGGTATCCAGTTGTAACACGTTGGGAGGATAAACAATCTCCTTAGTTACAGAATCAGGAGTAAAGGTATAATCTGATTCAATATTAAAGTGCCATCCTTCTGATTGTACTTGTCTGTTAACTTCACGAAGGGTGGTGAGAACGATAGCAACTTCGGGGTTCTGAAGATCTAGTGTGGTGACAGGAGCCTGCCCCACTGAGCTAAGTATTTGATTTACAGCATCCAGTTCTGTGGACGCAGCATATGTGACAGGCATAATTTTAATTAAAAAAAAGGAGCCCCCGAAGGAGCTCCCGTTGAACAAATCTTTAATTGGATCAGAATGCGGCAGGCTTGGTAGCGGTACCAGCAAACAGTTCCACGCAAGCAGCGGGGTTCAGGTAGTCAGCACCCATGGCAAGACGACCCAGGATCACGTCACCCTGATAGATCACGGAGACGTCACCGCTGGTGACTTGGACCTGAGGACCGATAGCCTCAACACAGCCAGCACCTTCGCGTTGGAAGATGAGACCACAGCTGTTTGCGAATTCGGTTTCTTCACCGTACTCGTTGTTGATACCGGTGACATCAGCAGCAGCATCCTCAACAGCTTCAGACACGAACGAACCGGTGTTACCAGGATCGGTGGTACCGGGGTTAGTGGCAGAACCAGTACCGTACTTGGTACCGTACTGAGAGAAGAACGGGATGTTCATGCTCTTGAAGATCTTGATACCGGCGATCTCGATGATGCCTTGACCGCTTTGCAGAGCGGAACCTTGGACATCACGGTTGATCAGACCGTTAGTACCGATGTCCTGAATCAGAGCATAGTACTGACGGGGGTTCAGAACGGCAACGCGACCGTCCATGCTGACGCCCTTTTCGTCCAGGGCAGCAGCAGCGTCATAGAAAGCGTTGACAAGGTTGCCAGCGTTGTAAGCGTCAGAAGCGTTAGTGGTAGAGCCCACACGGATCTGAGTACCACCAGGCTCAACGAAGTTGGCTTTGGTGATGGGGGATGCAGCACGTGCACCACGGGTCAGAGCACGGAAGATCAGACGATCGTACTTCTGAGCCAGAGCATAACCGATCTTACGGGAGATCTCGCTACGCAGGTCGTAGTGGCTGAGAACTTCATCCAATTCGTACACGAAAGCCGAGCTGATCAGGAGGTCATCACAGGTGATGGTCTTCTCAGCCACCGGGGGTGCACCGTCGGTGTTACCGAGGATAGCGTTACCGGGAGTATGGAACTCAGCTTTGGTGTGTCCAGTGTAGATGAACTGCAGACTCTTGCCGTTACGCAGAGTACGCTTCATCACAAGGTCACGGGCAATAGCATTGTGCTGGAAACCCTTGAACATCTCACCGCTAAAAAGCTTGAGATACAGAGCACGGGCGTCACCCGCAGAGTTAGCCTGACCAGGACGAGTCAGACTCGTGGTCAGAGTAGAATTTTGTTGTGCCATTTCAGGAAGGAGTTAAAGTATTAAGACTTGCTCCCAAAGCTTTGGAAAATTTTTTCAGTTTTTATTGTGGTCTATCCCACCGTCTAGACGGCAAAGGGTGTCCTCGTAAGGGCCAATGCCAAGAGGAGCCAGGTCCGACTCTGAGGTGCCTGACTCCCGTTACTCAAAGAAGACCTTTAAGGCACTTCTTTTGTTTGCGACACTGAGGTTTTTTATCACCACACTGTCCGCACCGCTTGAACACAGTAGGGTTTTCCTTGCTGGGATCGAGACGGGTAACGTTAGCTTTAACTGTTTTAGACTGTTGAGCCATTAGAATTTGGTGGCGTGAGATTTGTATGCAATGCCGCGATACTTAAGCTTGGCTTCTTTTGCAGCAGCCTGTTGCTCCCGAACACGGGCATCCAATTCGACTTGAGTCATTGTACTAGATGAAAGTACCTAACCCCCGTTCCATGATTAGGTGACATGCGTTCGCCATTTGCGAATAGCGAATGAACGGACGGCATTGCAGTTTAGCCTACAGCAGGTGCAGTAAGAGCAACAGGAGTTACGTCTGCAGCAGCGAGGTCTAGCGGAAAGTTGTGAGCATTACGTTCGTGCATGACTTCAAATCCAAGGTTAGCTTGGTTAAGGATGTCAGCCC